CAGCCGTGGACGTGACGTATACGCCAACCGTGAGCGGAACGACGGCCACGCTTTCCAGCACCGAGTTTCGGGTGGACTACAACCAGACACCGGGGGCGGTTCGTCCGCTGTACGGCAAGACGTGGCCCAGCCACCTCATGGATCAAAACAGCGTCACAATCAAGTGGTGGGCGGGATACGGTGCAGACGGCAAATCAGTGCCCCCGCAAGTGAAGTCTGCCGTGCTGATGATCGTCTCGCACCTCTGGAGCAACAGGGATGCGGCACAGGAAACGGCTTTGTCCGAAGTGCCGTTCGGCGTGAAGGCGTTGCTCGATACGGTTCGTTGGGGGAGCTACCGCTAATGGCACTCCTGCCGGGAGACATGTGGACGCGCGTGACGATCCAGAGCGCCGCCAAGTCGCAAAACGAGGTGGGCGAAACCGCGCTTACGTGGTCCGACTTCGCCACGGTTTGGGCTTCGGTCGAATCGCTGTCCGCGCGCGAAACCGAGCGATTTGCGGAAACGGTGGGATTCATGACGCACCGCGTGAAGATCCGCTATCTCGACGGGCTCACGGGAGCCATGCGAATCGTCTACCGGGATCGCACGCTAGAAATCGGCCAGATCATTGAGCGCGACCGACTGTGGCACCAAGAAATTATCTGCACGGAAAAGAGGGCTGAAGGATGAGCCTGCCAGAAGCCCCCGAGGCGTTTATCTACCAGCGTCTGACCAGCCGCACGGCGGTGTCATCCATTGTGTCGGGGCGAGTGTTTCCCCTGATCGCCCCCACTGGCACGCCCCTGCCTCTGATCGTCTACCAACGCACGAACGTGCAGCGAGAGCAGTCGCTGACAGGGCCGATTGGCCGGCCCGTCGTGACGTTGCAGCTGACGAGCTACGGCACGTCGTACTCGAGCGTGAAGGCGTTGGCCCGAGAGGTACGCCTGGCGGTGGACGGGTGGACGGGCACCACGGCCGGCGTGACGATCCAACGCACGACGATTCAGAGCGAGGCCGATGGCGTGGACATGCCGCAGGATGACCAGATGCTGCCGTACTACAACGTGAGTCAGACGTTTGATTTTCGTGTGGAGGAAGCCACCTGATGGCAATGCCGGCAATCAAATTCGACTTTCCCGATATTGAAGAATTGCGGGAAGGATTTCTTGCGCTGCCAAAGGCATTGTCTGCGGTTACGCAAGGGGCTGCCGTTAAGCGAGCCATGCAACCCGCCGTGGCTGCACTCAAAGCTAATTCGCCAAGAGGACCAACGGGCAATCTGGCTAGGTCCGTAAACATTAAGTCGGTTCGGTATGCAAAAACCGGAACCGGGGCGGCCATTGTTGGTTACACGAGGCCCGGAAGCGGCAAAAGCAAATCAGCCCAAGGCGGCAAAGTTCGCAAGGGTGCCGACCGTGCGTTTCATCAGTTTTGGATTGAGTTTGGAACCAAAGAACGCCGCATTAGCCAGCCTTCAAAAATGCGTGGCTATGTGATTGCGTCGAGCTACGGCAGCCTTGGGCCGTTCTCAATCAAACGGCAGCGGATGGCTAAGGGTGGCCGCAAGGTTGTGCAATCGTCTCCCAAATATCCCAAGGCGTTTTTTAAGGCTGCCCCGGCCGGGCAGGCCATTGTGCTTCCGGCCGTGCGTGCCCAGCACCCCGTGGCAAGAACGTGGAATCAGATCAAAGCCCAAGTGGCTGGAAACCTTGAAAAAGAACTGCGGCAGGGATTTGTGAACGCCATGAAGCAACTTGAGCATCGCGCAGAAAAACGTGCGTAATGTGACTGCAAGGATTCACGGGAATCGCCATACAAAACAGATAGGGCATTCCGCCCGTCCGACCACAGGAGCACGACCATGCCAGGGCCGTCAGATTCGCAGGGTTCCAACTTTGTTTTCTCGGGCTCGACCTACACCGTCACCAACGTGAGCGTGACGTTTGGCGGCGACCTGCTTGAGACTTCGCACCTTGGGTTGGCCAGCGGTGCAAACCGCACCTACACCTCGCCCGCGCTGATCGATAACGAAATCACCGTGGACTACCTTGGCACCACCACAATCGCCATCGGCAACTCGGGCACGCTGTCTTTCGCCAGCACCAACTACACGGCAACCTGCTCGGCTTCGAGCGTCACCTACGCCGTGGGCGAGCTCGTAAAGGGCAACGCCACCTTCAAGGTCAAGTAACCACGGGGGCCAACCGTGGCGAACTACTCGCAAGGCTTGGCGGTCACGTGGGGCGGCGTCACGCTTGGCGAGGTTGTCAGCGTCAGCGTTGACGGCATCACGGCCGAAACCGTTGACGTGACGCCCCGCAGCCAAGCGGCACGGTACAAGAAGTACAGCCGCGCCGATGGCGATTACGGCAGCGTGTCGCTCACGCTTCGTGGCACTGCTGGCATGTCCTCTACGAACGTCGGCTTGACGGGCTCGCTATCAATCAGCGGGCCGGGCGTGTCGTTCTCGTTCGGTGGTGCGGTGTTTGAAAAGCTTGGATGGTCTGGCAGCGTTGGCGAGCTTCAGACGTTCAGCGTCACTTTCAAGATTGGAGCATAGGCATGGGGCTGACAGAAGACATCCTTTCCGCTGACCAAGCGCAATCACTCAAGGTAAGCGTGCCCGAGTGGAAACGGGACGTGTACGTGCGAGTGCTCACGCTTGGCGAGTTGCAGGCGTGGGAGTTGTCGTGCCTTCGAGCCAAGGGTGAGGGCGTGGACGATTTCCGCACCCGGTATCTCGCCATGGCGCTTGTGGACGCTGACGGCAAGCCGCTGTTCACCAGCGACCAGCTGAAGCGGCTGTCGGGAAAGGTGGGCGCTCGGTTGTTCAAGATCGCCCAAAAGCACAACGACCTTGATGACACTGAAATTCAAGACATAGGAAAAAACTGAGAGACCGGCCGCTGGATGCGTTCCCGTTGCTGCTGGCCGGTCACTTGGGCATGACGGTGCGGGATCTCGGGCAACGCATGGACGTTGCCGAATACAAGCAGTGGCTGGCGTTTCATAGGTACGTGAATCCTCTTGGAGGCGAATGGCGACAGACGGCACGAATCGTGGCAGCAACGCTTGCCCCGTACTCAAGGGGCCGACCGCCGAAGGAAGACGATTTCATGCCGGTGGAACGGCCGCCAATGTCGGCGGCAGAGATTGCGGTGGAATTGAAGAAATTGCAGCGGTGACGCATGGCGACAACTCTGGCACTGGCGATGCGGGCAAGCATGTCCGCGAACGGAGTTGTTTCGGGCGCCAATCAAGCCGCAGCGTCCCTTGCGTCGTTTGGAAAGGTAGCCGCTCAAGCATCCGCAGACGCAAGCAAGCTTTCAACAATTGACTTTTCATCGTTTGGCGCAGATGCGTCATCTGCTGCTTCTTCGGTTAAGGCATTGGCATCCCGTGCCGCAGAGCTAAAAGAAGCTTTTGACAACGGCAGCATTTCCGCCGAACAAATGCAAGCGGACATGCAGGGGCTTGCGTCAGCTGCGGCGCGACTCAGCCAAATGCAGCGCGAAGGGTTGTCTGTTACGCAAGAGCATGCGTCTGCATCTGAAGTGTTTGCCGAAACACAACGACGATTATCTGCTTTGCTTGACGCTGGTGCGATTAGTGAAGAAACATACGCCAGAGCAATTGCACAAGCCACGGATCGGCTCAACGAATCATCGGGCGCTGCAGCCGAGGCCAGGGCCTCGGAAGCAGCGCTTCAGGCAATCATGCGAGACGGCGCAAGCGTCACAAACTCAGTGGCGACCGCCGAAGAAAAGCATGCGGCCGAGTTGAGTCAACTCTCCTCCCTTTTGGACGCTGGTGCGATTGGCGAGGAAACGTACGCTCGGGCCGTGGCCCGTGCGAATGACCAGCTGCACGAATCATCTGGCGCTGCAGCCGAGGCCAGGGCTGCCGAGGCTGCGCTAAACGCGACTATGCAAGAAGGCGCAAGCGTAGCCAAGTCAGTGATGACGGCAGAAGAACGACACGCCAGCACCATGCACGATTTGTCTAAGTTGCTCAAGGCCGGGGCAATTTCTCAAGAGACATTTAATCGTGCAGTGGACAAGGCGGACGACGAATTAAAAAAGGCGTCTTCTCAAACAGACAGCGCAACCAACGAACTGCGCAAA